AACCCGGTAGCATGCGTGACTCTGGTAAGGACAGCGACAAGTCCGGCGAGCAGAAGATCGACGCCAGCCGACTGACCCGTGAGGAGTTCGACGCTCTACCCGAGGCCACTCGCAAGCGTCTGCGGGGTGACGAGGTATGAGCCGCATCATTGCAGTTGATTTCGACGGCACTTGTGTGACGCACGAGTTTCCTGCTATTGGGCGCGATATTGGGGCGGTTCCAGTGTTGCGGCGATTGGCTGAAGAAGGTCACCGCTTGATTCTCTGGACGATGCGTAGTGGTGAACATCTTGAAGCTGCCGTCCAGTGGTTTTCAGACAACGGTATTCAACTCTGGGGTGTGAATCGAAATCCTGACCAACACACATGGAGTGAGAGTCCGAAGGCTTACGCTCAGATGTACATCGACGACGCTGCCCTGGGCACACCGCTGGTACTTCAAAACAACGGTCGCCCGTATGTGGACTGGCAAGCTGTATCGGAAATCTTATTTGGAGAAAAGCAATGAGCTACGCCGACTTCAAGAAGATGGACGACATCGCTCGTATTTGCCACGAGGTAAACCGCGCCTATTGCCAGTCCTTGGGTGACATGTCTCAACCATCCTGGGAGGATGCTCCTGAGTGGCAGCGAGAGTCCGCCCGTATGGGGGTCGATCTGCACTTGATGGGTGACTTCGGCCCCGAGGCCAGTCACATCAGCTGGATGAAGCAGAAGCTCGACGACGGCTGGAAGTACGGCCCTGTGAAAGACCCTGAGAAAAAGGAGCATCCGTGCTTGGTTCCTTTTGCTGATCTGCCGAAGGAGCAACAGGCGAAGGATTTCATCTTCCGTGCTGTTGTCCATTGCTTCAAAGAATGATTCGTAGCGAAAGGGGGTGATCCTAGTGGCAGGAAAGAAGAAAGGTGGCGGCAAGAAGTGCTAAGTAGTCTTGCGCACTCTTACAGCCTCTGATATTCTCCGCTCCATGTTCTTCGGAACCGATTGGCACCCGTAAGGTGCCAACCTCTTGGGGTTTGTACCAAGTCTCGCTTAGCAGAGCGCATCTGCCCGGCTCGTCACCGTTAAAGGTCGTTCGTTTCGCCGCTCACAGCGACATGTGGGATGCAAAGACGCCGCATTAGATAGCGTCAGATTCGTTCGACATTTTTAACGTGATAGGAGCCTCAAATGGCAAATACCAATTTTGGTCTATTGACCAATGAACAGAAGACCATCTGGTCGATGGACTTCTGGAAGCAAGCCCGTAACTACTCTTTCGTCAACAAGTTCCTGGGCAAAGATTCCAACTCCATGATTCAGCACATCGACGAGCTGAAGAAGACGGAGAAGGGCGCTCGCGCTGTGATCACCCTGGTTGCCGACATGGAAGGCGACGGTGTGGTTGGTGATCGCACCCTGAAGGGCAACGAGGAAGTCCTCAAGTCCTACGATCAGGTGATCCGCATCGACCAAATGCGTAACGCTAACCACAACGAAGGTCGTATGGCTGACCAGAAGTCCATCGTGACTTTCCGCGAACAGTCCCGCGACAAGCTGGCCTACTGGCTGGCTGACCGTATCGACCAGCTGGCTTTCCTGGCCCTCTCCGGTGTGACCTTCGACAAGACCAACAAGGGTGCTTCCCGCCTTGGTTCCGATCTGGTCAACCTGGAATTCGCTGCTGACGTGAAGGCACCCACCAGCAAGCGGAATCTGACCTGGGACGGTCACAGCACCAAGTCTCTGCTGGTCAACCAAGGTACTGGTGGTATCACTGCCGGTCTGAGCGGTACTGGTGACTATCCCACTTGGGAAATGTTCGTCCAGGCAAAAGCCTATGCCAAGGACAACTACATCCGTGGCACGCTGAGCACCGAAGGTGAAGAGCTTTACCACGCCTTCCTGACCCCTCAAGCCATGGCTAAGCTCAAGCTCGACCAGACCTACCGCGACAACCTGCGCTACGCCCAAATGGGTAAGGGTGATCAGTCCAGCTTCATGACTGGTTCTTCCGTGAAGGTTGACGGCATCGTCCTGCACGAGTTCCGCCACGTCTACAACACCGCTGGTGCTGCTTCCGGTTCCAAGTGGGGCGCTGCTGGTGCTGTTGATGGTTGCCAAATCCTGTTCTGCGGTGCCCAAGCTCTGGGTATGGCCGACATCGGCAACCCCGAATGGGACGAGCAGGAAGACGACTACGGCAACAGCTTCGGCATCGCCGTTTCCAAGATTCTGGGTTTCCTGAAGCCCCAGTTCTACACCCAGTACTCCGGCAAGACCGTGCAAGACCACGGCGTCCTGTCGATCTACTGCGCTCAATAAGGAGACATCACCATGTCGAAACTGCTTGCTTCTCGCGGCGCTCAATGGCCTCTGTTCCAAGAGTTCATCTTCAACTTCAATGACTGGGCTGTTGACAGTGTTGATGGTTCCAAGAAGACCTTCGGCGCAGCTGTGACCAACTCTGGCACCGTTACCGCCATCGACCCCGCCACTGGCGACACCGTGCCTCTTCTGGTGTCCGGCACCGGCATCGTCCTCGACGCCATCCCCATGCCAATTGGTGCTGTGCTTCAGGACGTGAAGGCTTTCGTTGAAACCGCCTTCGCCGGTATCGGTGCTTCCGCCACCCTGTCTCTGGGTGTTGCCGGTAACACCACTGCTGTGGTGAATGCTGCTGACTTGGACGCCGCCACAAGCGGTAGCCAACTCACCGTGGCTTCCTTCAGCCCCACCCTGTGCAACAACGGTCAGAACCTGCGTCTGACCTTGGCAGGGCTTGCTGCCACCGCCACCGCTGGTCGGGTACGGATTCGCGTCCAGTACACCATCGACGGGCGCGTCACCGAAAACTCTATCAGCTGATAGAGCCTGCAAACAACGGGGCTTCGGCCCCGTTGTTCTATCCATCGTTGTTAGGAGACTTCCATGGCTAATTTTGTTCTGAACCGCATCCACAACCTGATCGAACGTGGTCACAACATCCGTTTCGAGAAAGGTCAACCCACCTACGTGCCCCCTGAACTCCACAAGTCTGCCATCGCTATCGGCGCAGACCCGGTTGATACCGAAGTGGACATGGGTGGTGACGAAGAAGGGACAACCGTCCAACTGACCCCTGAAGAACGCAAGGCTGAGTTCATCAAGGTGTTCGACAAGTTGGTGGCTACCAATGACCGGGAAGACTTCGATGCTTCCGGTACACCCACATTCGAAAAGCTGCGTGCCATGCTGCCCTTCAGCATCAGCAAGAAGGAACGCAATACCGCTTGGCAAGAGTACGTGGCCTCTAAGGAAGCCTGATCGTGAACGCCCAAGAGTTGTACGACGCCTTTCGCTCCGACGTAGTGGACACGGCGAAGCCGTATCTTTGGAAAGACGAAGAGGTCTTCCGCTACATGGATGCGGCCTACAAGATGTTCGTGCGACTCACGGGTGGCATTGCAGACATCACAACCAGTGAGGTGTGCAACGTTGATTTGGTGGCGGGTACAGACATGTACGATCTGCACCCGTCCATCCTGCGCATCATGGGGGCAACGCGACTCTCTGATGCCGGTATCGTCGAGGTGATCAACCAGACCGATACCCCGAAGCTGTTCAAGAGCGCCTACGATTACGGCCAGTTCCGCCAATTCATGATGACCAACACACCTGGGCCTGTGCGCTATCTGGTCATTGGTCGTCAGCGCGGAAAAGCAAAGACCATTCAAATCCCAGCGGAAAACGACACCCTCTTGTTGGACGTGTTTCGCTTACCCCTGAACACTATCACCGATGAGAACGGCCTCATGGACGAGGTTCGTGAAGATCATCATCTCTACTTCTTGGACTGGATGAAGCATCTGGCGTACAAGAAGAATGACTCTGAGACTTTCGACAAAGGCAAGAGTCAGGAATACAAGCAGTCATTCGAAGAGTATTGCGCCAACGTCAAAGCCGAGTGGGAGCGGTACAAGCACAAAACACGCATTGTGGCCTACGGAGGACTCTGATGAGCGCAATCGAACCTGTTCATGACCTCGAAAGCGTGGAAATGCCCATGCGCAGAGCTACTGACAAAGACCCGACGGTATCACTCCACGTTATCAAGCTCATGGACAAGAAAATGGACGCCCACGCGGCGGAAGTGCAGAAGATGCTATCCACTCACACGAACGAAGAGATGGAGCGGTATCGGGAGATCATCGAAGGTAACGCTGAGTTGCGTGATGCTTTGACAAGCCATATCGAGAATAGCGAGCATCGCCACAACATCTTGTCGCAAAGTTTCCACGAGTACGCCGAGCGTATGGAGAATTTCTGCAAGCAGATCGCACAGGCGTTTCCGAAGGATGATGAGGGTAAACCCGACTTCCGTGGTCATGGTAAGGCTCATGAATCATGGATGGAGTCTGCACCTTCAGACAAAGAACTGATGGAGTACGTGAAGGCTCAGAAGGCGAAGGACGAAGAGTCGAGTGCAGACTTCAAGTTCTATCGTCGTGCTGCTGTTGTGGCCGTGTTAGGCCCACTCAGCATTTGGGCTGCAACAACCTTGTATCACGCAGCTGTACCTCAAGCCGCCCCGGCAACACCAGTAGTTAAGGAGCAAGCCAAATGATGACCCTTCTCTCTTTCTTCGGCGGAACAGCCTTCCGTCTGATTTTTGG